TACCTGCCCTTTCACATTTCTTTTTGAAACGTCTAAGCATTTGGTCAAAGGATTCTGTCTTGTTCCTTTTTTTATCGTGTCTTGGTGTTACTTGTGGCATAATATTATTATTCAAAAAAATCAGTCAGTGTTGACTGCTCCTTATTTTTTACTTTATCAGAACTATAAACTAGTTCCCCCTGTTTGCGAAATACTAGAACATACTCATGTACTTTACTAGTATATCTTTTACTTGCACATTTACCCATTTGTAAAGCTGCAAATATGGTGTCGTTCTTCATAACAATAACGTCATGAAGTTTCAGACCTGCCATTGTGAACATATTTATACAGTCAGAATGGAAGGGTACGTATTCACCGTCCCGTCTCCAATCTCCGCATACCCATACACAAAATCCGCCAGGCACTAAAACTCTTTCTATGTTTTGGGCACATACTTCTATACGATTACGAAACTCAGTGTAACTTCTTATATCTGATAACTGTCCGTCTGCACTTTCGTATCTTTCAATATCACCATAAGGTGGACAAGTCATGACTAAGTTTGCACATTCGTCTTCTGTATGAGACATTTCACAACCGTCACTTTCTATAATATCATAGTGACCGTCAAAGGAATGCCTTCCCATTTCTTCTTTAACTTTGTTTACTGTTGTAGGTGATACGTCATACCCGTAATAGTTTCTTCCTAATGAAGCAGATACAAATGCTCTTGTCATTCTGCCTGCAAATGGGTCAACAATTGTATCACCAACCATACTCCAATAATGAACAATGTTCTCACACAATCCTGCGTGGAATTCAGACATCATTAAACCGTTTGGTAGTCTAGGACATTCGCCTCTCTTCTCTTCGTATGCAGTCAAGTAAGCGTCTTCCCAATTGGATTTAGAAGACTTTGTTGGTGTTATGACTGATAGAGGAGTCCAACCAAATTGGTCAACCACTCTTTCGTTCTCATTGAATGGTAATATGTTTTTGTAGTATTCGCTTTTCATATTCTTAAAAAGTGTAAAGTCGCCCCACGCATTACTGCAGTCCCGCTCTTTACGGACAAACCCGCTTTCTTTTATTAGCTGTTTGCCTTTCCCTAACTAAGTACCCCCTCAGATTTTTATCCACGGTCTTAGTTCAACTGGGTAGTGCACTCAAGGACACATAAAATAGTCACTACCCCCCGAAGTTCACTTCTGCTTACGAGTCAGAAGCAAGCTTCTTGAAGTAATCCATTGCGTCTTCTGAATCACTAGAATCAGCAGATTGGATTACGGGTTCCTCAGCAACAGGTTCCTTGTTAACGTCAGACCAAGGCACTTCGTCTAGGTCTTCAGCAACAGACTCTGCGGTAGAGGTTGCAGTCGCACCAGTCAAACCAAGAACTCTGTCGAACTTTTCTTTAAGTTCATCATAGGACTTGAACTGGTCAGGTGCAATAATGTCTGATAGACTGTGTAATGAAGCAACAACTTCATTCAGTTTATCTTCATCTTCAAATAAAGGTGCTGGTGAATCAAACTCAGACTTGTCGTAGTTCCAGTAACCATCAACTTTTCTGATTTTTAGTTTGAAGTTAGCACCTTTCCAAAAATCAAATGGGTTGATTGCTTGTTCATCTTCAAACTCAGGTTGCATTGCAGCAGTTATCTTATCAAAGATTTTCTTTCCATATCTAAACAAGAATACTTTACCTTCATTCGCTGGGTTTGAAGGGTCTTTTACAACATAAACGTTACTGTAATAAGATAACTTACGTTTCTGTTTTCTTGCGACTTCTTTATCGGAATCAACACCTGAGTTCCAGAGTTGTGAGTTATGCTCTGATACTGGATCTTTCTGACCAAGTGTTGTTAATGAGTTCTCAATATACCAACCACCAGATGCTTGGAAAGCGTGAGTATAAAGTTTTGCCCAAGGCAAATCTTCTCCGTCTGGTGCAGGGAGAAATCTGATTACTGCGTAACCGTTACCTGCTTTATCTACTTCTGGTTTCCATAAACGATCATCTACACCGTTTGAACCTTTGTTCATTTTTTCCACCTGACTAACAAGTTTTGCAGTCAGAGAACCAAGTGAGGATTGTTTTTTAAGATTAGAAAAAGACATTAGATTTTATTAGATTAATTTTTATTTTGTGTTAGAGAGACCATCTGCCCGACTCATAGAGTTGCATCTTAGGTCAAAAAAGAGGGAGGTTGGATTCCTGTGTACCAACAAAAGACGGGCATTTCTACAGTTTAGAAAAACGTCTTTGCCTGAGACCCGACTGGTAAGTCGATTCTCCTCTCGGAGCAGCACCACCTGTGTCTCATCACCTTAACCAGCTATATGCCAGTAAGTTTATTCAGTCACTCCCAACGTAAGCGTCCTTACATTATTAACATAACACACTACTATTTAGTTGTCAAGCGTTTCTCTCAACTTACGAATTGAACCCTTTAAATTATCAAACATCTGTTCTACAGTTGCACCTCTAGGCATACCCATCTGTCTAAGTGACTCTCTCATATTCTCTGCAACCAACATCGCATCTTCATCCTTCGACAACTTACATCTAAAGTACATGAGTTTCTGTTTCTCTAACAACTCTTCAATCAAGTCAAGTTGTTCCAACTCATCCTCCTCATATCCAGTTACAGAGGCAAAAGCTGTATCAATAATACTACTTGTGATTAAGTCTTGAAGTTCTTTGATGTCTTCAAGACTGGCTTGAACCATCTCCGAATCAAAAAACTCACTACTAGAATCAAACTTCATTTGACAACAATCTCCTTGAGTGTTTGTTTGTACTTTTTAAGGTTAATATTATTTAACAAAAACGGTTTGTATTTGTCAAGTTTCATACTGACGGTTTTCCATACAAAGTCATCTAACTTGGCATCAAAGTCTTTTTTGTATCCAAGCATACCATCCAGTATCACTAATGTTTCTGTTGTAATATTTTTCTTTAAGTGTTCTTTGATGATGATGGGATGTTTACCGTTCTTACATTCAAACAAAGAGTTAAAATCTCTGTCACTACAAATCTGCATCATCTCCTGTTTGAAAAGATAATTCAAACTCTGTATCTTCTTTTTCCAATCGTTATATTTGTCTTCGCCTGTCTCTATAATCTCTCCGATCCACATTCTTTGTGGATCATCACACTGAGAGAATATAGCAGTAAAGTAATCTACAATATCTTCGTCTTTCTTTTGACGAGACATCTTTTCAAAAAAATATTTGTCCTTTCTCTTATTAAATGATGTGGTGGTTGCGTTTGTCTTTCCACCATACTTAAAATAATCAAAGTTATCCTTCGTAAAATGATTCTTGAATGCTAGATAAGTTCTGTAGCAATCAAAACCAGTCATAAGGGCAGTTTTGCTCTTG